GCGTCATTCAGCCTGGCAAGAAATTGACTCAAAACTGCAAGCGTATATTCCAATTAGCGGCAAGGAACGTGCAGTTCTTGACGACGATCCACGCAAGCCGGTTTCAATAGTATTTCCTTACACCTATGCAATAATGGAGACACTAATTGCGTATTTAGTTGCTGCATTCACACCAGAACCAGTATTCCGCTACGAAGGTGTAGGCCCAGAAGATGCAGCTGGTGCCACGCTCATGGAAAAAGTAATTAATTTACACTGCCAGAAAACAAAGGTAATACTTAACTTACATACACTCTTCCGTGACGTAAGTGCATATGGCCTCGGCGTTACTGCACCTCAATGGCTAGTACGTCGTGGCAAGAAGGTGCGCATGCGTACTGAAGGTTCCTACAATATGCAAGGCCAGTGGATTGAAAGTGGCACATCAAAGGTAATAGAAAATACTATTTTATTTGAAGGAAATGCCTTAGAGAATATCGATCCTTATTGCTACTTACCTGATCCTAACGTTGCACTTCATGATGTACAGCGTGGTCAATACGTAGGTTGGGTAGACAGAGATAACTTGATGAATTTGCTTAGTGATGAGGAAGTAGATGGAGACTTATTTAATGTGCAGTATTTACGACGTGCTACTAATAAGTCAACTAGTCTCTTTGGCACTAACAATTACCCCAGACCTTCACGCAGCGATGTTTTGTTGAGCAATTCAATATCTAATGTCTCATCCGATCCAGTTGACTTGCTTCACATGTACGTTAACTTAATACCGTCACAATGGAAGCTTGGGACAAATGAGTATCCACAGAAGTGGATGTTTACTGTAGGTGCAGACGCGGTTATTATACGTGCAAAGCAACTTAATCTGATACACGATATGTATCCCGTAACTGTTGCCGTGCCTGACTTTGACGGCTATTCACCCGTGAGTTATTCACGAATTGAGATACTTAGTGGAATGCAGAAGACGATTGACTGGATGTTCAACTCACACGTAGCAAATGTGAGAAAGGCAATTAACGACGTGCTTGTAGTGGATCCATACCTAATTAATGTTGCTGATATTTCTGAGGGCACTCCAGGTGGCATTGTACGCTTACGTCGCCCTGCATGGGGTAGAGGAGTTGAGAACTCATTCAAACAGCTTACTATCACTGATATCACCCGCAACAATGTAACGGATGTAACATTCCTAATCGAGTTCATGCGGCAAATTGCAGGCACAGATTCTCCTGTAATGGGTAACTTACGTCAGGGCGGCCCTGAACGCTTAACTGCACAAGAATTCAAAAGTACTAACGTCGGTGCCGTCAATCGACTAGAGCGTATTGCCAAAATAGTAGGTATTCAATGTCTTCAGGACGTTGGCTCAATGTTTGCTTATCACACGCAGCAATTCATGGACGAACCAACTTACGTAAAAACAACAGGACAATGGCCCACTGCAGTCAGTGAAGCTTATAATATTCAAGAAGGTAATAGGGTGCTTGTTAAGCCAAGTGATATACTTGTTGCTTATGATTTGCTGGTTCGTGATGGCAGCATTCCAGGTGGCAACTATAACGATACGTGGGTTCAACTCTTCCAAATGATTAGCCAGAATCCTGTGCTTATGCAAACATTCGATATTACAAAGATCTTCAAGTTAATAGCACAAAACTCTGGTGCCAAAAACGTCGATGCCTTTGAGCTAGATAAAGCTGCTGCCAAGATGCAGCCAGCAACAATGCCTGATGAGCAAATACAGCAGCAAGTAGAAGCTGGCAATCTAGGCCCATTCGATGTAGCAATGAACAGTGCGCCTACAAATGGAGCTGTAGCATGAGTGAGTTACGCAGCAACATTACGGAGATGCGCCAGTTTATGTATTCTAATGTGTGGCGCGACATAACCAATGAGATGCAAGCCTGGCTCGAGGATATACGCACTCAACTTGAGCAGGCACAAGACTTGGATGTTCTGCGTAGGCTACAAGGCAATGCCGAAGCTGTTAATCGCTTTCTAGAGCTTCCGAACTCATTAATTGAAGTGCATGAGATTGAAGCTAATGCAGCTGAGCTAAGGAATAGAAGCGAGTAATGCGGCACGGCGTGCCTCAAACCTCCCGCGCGTAAGTAACACATAATTCACTTTGGTTGAATTTTAACCAAAGCAATGGAGTTGTACTATGATCCCAAAACGCTACGCCGCGCAGAATAGCGCGCCACTGATCCTGTTCCAGTACACACTCTTACTCCCAGGCCGGTCAAGTTTTTCCCCAAGGGGCGCTCTTAAGGGAATGCGAGTGGAGCGCTTGTCAAGGGTGGCGACGTAGGAGCCAAGCGAAGCGTCCCTTTACAAGTAAGCGACATGAGTGTTATCTTCTCAAGCCCCTGCAGGGAAATAACTTGCTTAGGCTAATTACTGAGGATAAATAAGGTGGCAGATATAGACTTTTCTATACTCGACATGCCAGACAGCGAATCAACAGAAAGTGCTCCTACTACGACTGAGGATGCAGTTGCTGATGTAACTACGAACACACCTGATAACGGTAGTGTCGATAGAAACTCTACAACTCTCTCACAGCCATCAGCTCGTAGTAGGAGTGCTGAAAATGATACTTCTGATTACACCGAACGTGAAAGGCAATTATTATCGCGCATCGAAGAGCTCAGTGGTAAGCAAACTGGTGGTGTAACAGACACTCAAGATGAAATTACTTCATTTAGTCCGCAAGACCATAACTTTCTTGATGGGCTGGATTTAGATGAAGTATTATCAACCAGCGAAGGATTAAATGCTTTGCTTCTCGCCGTGTACAATAAAGCACTGCAAGAATCCTCTCGCCTGTCAGCTGAAAATGTTATGCGTGGTTTGCCTTCTACTATGTCCTCGTACTTCAATCAACAACTTACCATGCGCGAGATTGTGACCAATTTCTACTCTGATAATCCTGATTTAGCAGGCATGAAAAAGACTGTTGCAATGGTAGCTAACGAAGTTGCCAACGAAAATCCCGAACTTACTGCTGAGCAAGTATTTGAGGAGACTGGCAAGCGGGCACGTAAACTATTGGGAATTTCGGACATTCCGCCTAAATCTACAACTGTTAATGGACGCGATAGGCCAACACTACATTCAACTCGTAGTAATGGAGCACGGCAGCGTGTTACTGTTCCTGAGCTAGATGGACTAGCTAAGGAAATTCACGATCTGATTACCTAAGGAATAAGCTGATGTCAGAATTACTGTATTTATCGCGGTATGATCGTAACTGTTTAGATAAGCTGCTGGGGACAAGCACTGAAGCTCGCTTGAAAGCAGCTAATCATGTATTCGTGCTTACTGATGGCACTGAATATGATCCAGGTCCGACACAAGATGCATCATTGCGCTTGTTAATTGAGGAGGAACCACCAGAAGGTCCATAGCTATTAGACTTTTGGGTAAATTTATAGTAACTAAAGGAGAGTAAAAATGGTTGCTTTTATGGGAATGAGGGGCACCGGGGACTGGGCAACTGACGAACGTCCTAAGTCTTGGCGGGAAGGAATACTATACTTATATCCAAACGGATCGGCTCCGCTTACAGGATTGCTCTCTAAAATGAAGGAGGAAGTTGTAACTGATCCCGAATTCAGTTGGTGGACGAAGCTCTTACCTGCTCAAGGTGGCACAGTTACTGATTTGTACCTAGATTCAGGATTCGTAGGGCCATACGTATCAGGTGGAGTTACTGGTAATACACTCTACGCGCGTGTAGCAGAAGCAATCGCTAGCGAATTTCGTGTCGGACACCAAGCACTACTGCGCGTTAGCACCAATCTGAACGTTGATGTGAACGCAAAGGTGATAGGAGTAACCAAAGCTGGTGCCAGTTCTTACATTACTGTGCGCTTACTTGAGAATGACGACAATGGAGGCGCTACGTCACTCGGAAGCTGCGATACCATACTCATTATTGGTAACATCAATCCTGAAGGTGCACCAATTCCGGATGCGATTGCCTACAATCCAGATAAGTGGTCCAACTTTACGCAAATCTTTCGTACGCCGCTTGATATTACTCGCACTGCACGCAAAACAAAATTGCGTACTGAAGATGCGTACAAAGAAGTGAAGCGTGAATCCCTTGAGCTTCATTCTATCGAAATGGAGAAAGCATTCTTCTGGGGTATTCGCACCGAGAATGTAGGTACCAACGGCAAGCCTGAACGCACTACTATGGGCTTGATTCAGGCAATAAAAACTGGCGCTCCTAGTAATGTTTTCAACTATGCGGCTGATCCGAATTATGCTGGTGATATCTGGACAGCTGGAGGCGAAGAGTGGCTAGATACCGTACTTGAAGTTATCTTCAGGTATGGAGGTACTGACAAGCTAGCGTTTGCCGGCAGTGGTGCAATCCTTGGTCTTAATCGCCTTGCCAAAATGAGTGGTCAAGTTAACATCACACCGATGACTACTTCATATGGCTTAAAGGTAATGCAGTGGGTAACTCCCTTCGGTGTAATTAACTTAATGACGCATCCGCTGTTTAGCTATGAGCTTACTACCCGTAATGCGTTGGTTATATTAGAGCCGCAAATGCTCAGCTATCGCTACATTGATGATACTACCTTCATGAGTATGGATGCAGATAAGGTAAGTCCATCGCACGAACGCATTGACGGAACGAAAGAAGAGTGGCTTAGCGAGTGTGGACTTGAGTATCATCATCCACTCAAGTTTGGTTATCTGATGAATGTAGGCAAAGATAATACTTTACCATAACTGCTTTGGTTAAACTTTAACCGGAGCAATTGGAGTTACGTTATGTCTTTGCTAGAAGTTCGCAAGAACTTTATACAGTTCAGTGGTCGCTATGATCTTATCGTAGATCGTATTGCGTATGCTGATAAGGGAGCGAACTTCTTTATTCGTGCAGGGCAAGATTACTTAGATCGCTTAGTAGAAATCAGCACGGCTGGCGCTCGTTACTTCATTGACGTGCAGCCTAACTCGTGGTATGTGCTGGTACCACGATCGCGTGTAATAGAAGCGGTAACACTAAGTAATACTGAGGGTAATAAATGGAACTTATCTAGAGTGGATTTAGCGTACTGCAAATATTGCTATATAAAAGATCCGTTACAACGCAGTGGTGGGCCATCACGACAATATGCAATAGGTATATTGAGAACAGTACCTGAAGTTGCTGGAACAATTACTATTAGCAAGTTCGGACCTACTACGTATACAACTACAGGAGAATCATTCCTATATACTGGCGTACTATTTACTTCACCTGCTGATCAGGTTTACTCCGCGGAAGTAATAGGTAAATTCTATGAACCGTACTTGGCGTTAGACAGTGATGTCAATCGCTGGACTGAAGTATATCCGTTCGTGCTGGCGATGGCAGCATGCAGAGCACTAGAAATTTCCTACAGGAATACTGCTGGCGTAAAGGACTGGGAATATGCTATAGAAGCTGAGTTGCATGGAGTTGAACTTGACACTGCTGATCAGGAGTCAAACTTTATACGTGAGATGAGAGGTTAGTTTATGGCAGCAATACAATTCGTAACTGGCCGCTCAAATACCGAGAAGTTTGACGCAGTTGAAAAAGCGCTGCGTTCATTCTCGCGCCGTCTCTTCAAAACAACCGTTCTAATGACTCCTCCAGTTCCACTGTTCAGTGACGGCATTGATCCAGACGGTACTTTATTTCGTAGATTAATTCCTTTTAAAGGTCGCATTGATAGAGTAGCAATATTTGTTGGTAAGTATATAACTCGTCCTGTAGTTATCGATCTACAGCTCATGGACGCAGTTGGTGGATCTACTATAACATTCCCGCTTGTAGGAATGATTACTGTTAAAGAAGTGAATATGCCAATAAGTCAGCCTTGCATACTACAAGCAAAAGCACTTCCTGCTGACTCTATTCAAGAAGTTATGTTTGCAGCACTCACTTTTCCAGAGAGTGATCGTATTGCTAAGGAACATTACGTAATTGACGCACTGCTACAAAACTTCGAGTCAAATGAGCTTATAGAGACAACACCGTCCGAGGAAGCACTAAGTGAGTGAAACAAACACTTTCAATCCAATAACTGATGGCTCCAAGCCTGAACCAAAGAAGAAATCACCACGCGTTTCTGGTAATACTGCCAAAGACTCCGGCGGTTCCAAGCGTAATGGCGGTGACTTTCTTGAGAAGAAAGCACGTAAGTTTGGTATTATACCTTCAAATGGAGGCTAAATATGGAGCACGAAACTTCTACAAGTGTTTTGCTGAAAGATTTGCAAGCTGCGAAAGCTCCTAGTTTTATGATCCGCAAGGCTAAAGACGGGCAATATAACGATTATTTGTCAGATTCTGCTAGTCCTATATTGGATTTAGTAAGAGATGCCGCAACTTATAATCTGCGAGATATAATAGAACACGCAAAAGCGGGCAAATACGACGGAACTAAAGAGGAAAGCGTTGAGTGGTTTGAACGAGAAGGTAAACATTTACTTCGTTAATTCGCTGCGGTTAGAATTTAACCGAAGGAATTTTCTTGTGTGGAGAATTGTAAGTTGCAAGAATACGGCGTCCTTTTCTTAAAAGGTTTACTTAAAGGTTTGCGTCCATTCAAAGCCGGACCTTTAAGTGAGCCTATGCTTTACGAGTGTTGGAACTTAATGCCAACAGAAACAGGACTCGTTGGACACGATACTCTTTTACCTATTGGCATTCCTGCAGTTGGATTTGAGTACTTAGGAATATACGATCAAAATCAGGTTTTGTGGTACTGGTCAATTCACTATAATGGAAATCTAGAGATTTGGAATAGAATTCCTACACACCTAATTTATGAGGTAAAGAATATTACTCCTATTATTACCCCGTGGTGGTGGCCACTAGAAGATCAATTAGGTACGCTTTGGTACTTATATCCTAATATAGTAACTGGCCAGCCTATACTCTCAACAGCTCAACCAACTAACGGAGAATCAACGCTTACTTCGGACTTTAAGGTTCGTACTATTTTCTTTGAGTACTGGCAACTCCTTGTAGATAGCATATTACCAACGTACTATTCACAAGTATGGATACCAAGTGTATGATACCGGCACTTACGTTAATCGAAGATCAAATATCCTTCTATAATGTGCGGCGTAGTGGAACGGGCTACAATTCCGCAACCTTATTAAGTGCTATTTCTGACTTGGGTAA